GCATAGTCTATAAAGAAACGGGGACGGAATCGGCGCACACGAAGTGGTCTCTACCGTAGGGTAAGCGGAGACCTATCAAGCCGATGGAGTCCCGCACCGTAAGGGATAACATAGTAACTATTCTGTACAGAAACGGGTGTTATTGGGTAATATATGACACATTGTGTAGTATATTACACAAAAAAGTAAGAAACTACTTGACAAAAATGAAAAAGTATGATATAGTTCGCACTATATAGAACTATGACGATTCGTTAGGGATGATTCGTTAGCGATATAGGATGATTAATATACTTCTTCTATAGAAACCTCTCCTATAGCGAAAAGCCCTATATAGAAGCAAATCGTTAATTTTCAGTCTTCCCATTAAGGATAAAAGACAATGTCTGATTCTGTCGAAATAAATACTTCGGTTGTCGAAGTTAAGAAGGAACGACCTAAACTGGTTCGTCGTAAAGTAGGTCGTCCGCTAAAGAAGGACATTGAGGCGAAAAAGAAGGGTAACCGTGGCAAAGTCGGTAGACCCGCCGGAGACGCAGCAAGAATCAATGAGTTCAAAGCTCGCTTGCTAGGAACCTCCGGAGATAAGATTATTGAGACTTTGATCCACAAAGCATTAGACCCAAACGATAAGGATCAAATCGCTGCATTGAAGATGTGTGTTGATCGTGTCTTACCGCTGTCGATGTTTGACGCAGCGAAGAATAGCGGTCAAACACCGCAGATAAGTATAAACATCACAGGTCTTACTAACCCTGCGGTGGACGCTGGTGTCGTTGATATGATCGAGGACAACAGTGACGAGTCTTAACTTCCAACTGCTAAAGTGGCAGCAAGATGTCTTTAAGGACAAGACTCGCTTTAAAGTAATAGCAGCAGGGCGGCGGTGCGGTAAAAGCCGCTTAGCAACGATGATGTTGATCATCAAAGCATTAGAGGCTCCGGAAGGGTCGGCAGTGTTGTATGTGTCGCCAACGCTAGGACAGTCCAGACAGATTATCTGGGACAGTCTCCTAGAGATTGGTAAGCCAGTGATTAAGTCGGCACACATTAACAATCTGGACATCACGCTGATTAATGGTCGTAAGATTCATGTTCGTGGTGCAGATAACAGTGATACCCTTCGTGGTCTTAGTTTGTATTACGCAGTCCTTGACGAGTGTGCGTTTATTAAGCAGGACACTTGGGAGAAGATCATCCGAGCATCGCTCTCGGACCGTAAAGGTGAAGCGATGTTCATATCGACTCCGTCAGGGCGGAATTGGTTTTATGAGATGTATAAGCTAGGCTTTGAAGGAGAAGATCCGGAATGGAAGGCTTGGCACTTTACCACTAAAGACAATGAGACTATTGATCCAAAGGAAGTCGATGCGGCTCGAAAGACGCTTTCGTCGTTTGCGTTCAAGCAGGAATACGAGGCATCGTTTGATAATGCGGGGCAGGAGATCTTTAAGGAAGAGTGGCTTCGATATGGTGAAGACCCGCAGTTCGGGGACTATGTTATTGCGATCGACCTCGCTGGATTTGAGGATGTTGCTAAAAATGCGGGCGCTTCAAAGAAACGCTTAGACGAATCAGCAATAGCGATTGTTAAAATAGAAGACAACGGTGATTGGTTCGTAGAAGAGATTATTCACGGTCGCTGGGACATTAAAGAGACCGCTGGGAAGATTCTTCGAGTAGTGCAGGAATATCAGCCTATCGCAGTAGGGATTGAGCGTGGGGCGCTAAAGAATGCAGTAGCTCCTTACCTAAACGATTTAATGCGGAAGTACAGTATTTACTTCCACATCACAGATTTGACGCACGGCAACAAGAAGAAAACAGAACGGATTGCGTGGGCGTTACAGGGCAGATTCGAACATGGCAGGATCACCCTAAACAAAGAAGAAGACTGGAGAGAGTTTGTAGATCAGTTACTCCTCTTCCCTACCGCTAATGTGCATGACGACTTAGTCGACGCATTGGCGTATGTTGACCAACTATGTGTAACTAACTATCAGCAAGATTACGATGAAGATGGTTACGAACCACTGGATGTTATAAGCGGATATTAAGCATGGCAAACTGGCTAAACGATTATTACAAGTTTCAACAAATGGAGTGGTCTCCAACGAAACTTTCTGATAAAGAAGAAAAAGAATTTAGGCAATGGATTACCGGTACGAAGTTGTTTAATAACTTAAAACCGTTGATTGCTCAAGATTTAGAAAAACCAGTTGATAAAATAACAAACGACGACATTATCAACGAAATGATTGCCCAAGGCGATTATGATTATAGAGGTGCGTGGAAAAAGGGTGTTGTAGAAGAAATCAGCCCTTATGACAAAATGCCACACTGGTCGGATAGGGCAGCAGATGGTACTTGGTTAAAATCACCAGCACACCCAACTGCGTGGAAAGAATTTTTTATGCAGCAATACGGCAAAGATCCTGATTTGTTAGGATTAGATACTTTAGATAAAGCAATTAATGCAACTTTGCCTGAACAAATTGTCAATCCACAATATGTTGACCCCTTTGGCAATACAGTTAAATAAAGGACTAAAATGGCTGAAATGAAAGACATGAACGAAGGCACTCAATGGGAAGAACCTTCTGAAGCAGATAAAGAACTAACTGCTTTCGTGGTTCAACACTGCGATCGTTGGAGAGACCATCGAGACGAGAACTACCTCGAAGACTGGAAAGAATACGAGCGTATCTTCCGTGGTGTCTGGGCTGACGAAGACAAGACACGAGAGTCTGAGCGTAGCCGCCTAATCAGTCCTGCTACCCAGCAAGCGGTAGAAACCCGCCACGCTGAGATCATGGAAGCGATCTTTGGTAACGGTGAATTCTTCGACATCAAAGACGATGTCCGTGACTACAACAACAATCCCTTGGATGTTGAGGCACTGAAGATTCAGCTCAAAGAAGATTTAGAAAAGCATAAGATTCGTAAGTCTGTTGACCAGATCGAATTGATGGCTGAGATTTACGGTACTGGTATTGGCGAGATTATCGTTAAGCAAGAGAAGGAATTTGTTCCTGCAACGATGCCAATGCCGGGCATGGCTCAGGCAGCCTACGGCGTACAAGAGAAAGACTACTTCTGCGTCAAGGTTGTTCCTGTCAATCCTAAGAACTTCCTCATTGATCCTAACGCTACCTCGATTGACGATGCGATGGGCTGCGCCATTGAGAAGTTTGTGTCGATTCACAAAGTTGTTGAAGGCATGGAAAAAGGTATCTATCGTAAGGTAGACATCGGACCTTCCGGTAATGACGATGACCTCGAAGTGACTCAAGAAGTTGTTCAATACCAAGACGACAAAGTCAAGCTCTTAACCTACTACGGTTTAGTCCCTCGTGAATACCTAGAGCAGTTAGAGAACGACGGCGCTGAAGTCGTTGACCTCTTCCCTGAAGAAAGCACCGCTGACAACTACAGTGACCTTGTAGAGGCGATTGTCGTGATTGCTAATGATGGACTCTTACTCAAGGCTGAGAAAAATCCCTACATGATGCAGGATCGCCCTGTATTGGCTTATCAGGACGACACTGTCCCTAATCGTTTCTGGGGTCGTGGTACGGTTGAGAAAGCCTACAATATGCAAAAGGCAATCGATGCTCAGTTGCGTAGCCACCTAGACAGCTTAGCGTTAACAACCGCACCGATGATTGCCATGGACGCTACTCGTCTACCTCGTGGTGCTAAGTTTGAAGTTAAGCCCGGTAAAGCACTGCTTACCAACGGCAACCCAGCGGAGATTCTATTCCCCTTCAAGTTCGGTCAAACATCGCCAGAAAACTTCGCTACCTCGAAAGAGTTTGAGCGTATGTTGCTGATGGCAACCGGAACGCTAGACAGCCAAGGCGTAGTCTCACAGGCTTCTCGTGACGCCTCTGGTGCTGGTATGTCGATGGCGATGGCTGGTATTATCAAGAAGTACAAGCGTACCTTAACGAACTTCCAAGAAGATTTTCTGGTTCCGTTAATCAAAAAAGCTGCCTTCCGTTATATGCAGTTTGATCCTGAGCGTTATCCATCGGTAGACATGGTCTTTATTCCAACCGCTACCTTGGGTATCATGGCTCGTGAGTACGAACAGCAACAGCTCATTGGCTTGCTACAGACTCTTGGACCTAATACCCCTGTGTTGCCAATCATTCTCAAAGGCATCATTGCTAACTCTAGCCTGTCTAACCGTGGCGAACTAGAGCAAGCCTTAACACAAATGAGTCAGCCTAATCCTGAGCAAGCACAACTACAACAAGCCCAGCTACAGCTCGAACTGCAAACCAAGCAAGCACAGATTAAACAGCTTGATGCAAGTGCTACAAGGGATATGGCAGAGGCTCAGAAGACAATGGTTGAGGCTCAATTGGCTCCAAAAGAGGTTGAAGCTAAAGTTGTCAGTGCTGTTTCTCGTAATTTACCGCAGCAA